ATGGCAGAAGAATGCTCCCACGAGTGCTCCAGCTGCGGCGTGTCCGGCTGCGGAGACCGCACTGCTGAGGCGGGCCCCTCTACGCTGGAGGCCAATAAGCGCTCCAACATCAAGCACGTGGTGGGCGTGGTGTCTGGTAAGGGCGGCGTGGGCAAGTCCCTCGTCACGAGCCTGCTGGCCTCCGAGATGAACAAGCGCGGCTACAAGGTGGCCATTCTGGACGCCGACATTACCGGCCCCTCCATTCCGAAGTCCTTCGGCGTGGATGCCCGCCTGACCGGCGATGCCGACGGCATCAATCCCGCCGCCTCCGCCAGCGGCATCAAGCTCATGTCCGTGAACCTCATGCTGCCCGAGGGCGACATGCCCGTGGCCTGGCGCGGTCCGGTGGTCTCCGGCGCCATCAAGCAGTTCTGGCAGGAAGTGAACTGGGGCGACGTGGACTACATGTTCGTCGATATGCCTCCGGGAACCTCGGATGTGTTCCTCACCGTGTTCCAGTCGCTGCCCGTGGACGGCATCGTCACCGTGTCGGCGCCCCAGGAGCTGGTGGCCATGATCGTGGGCAAGGCCGTGAACCTGGCCCGCTCCCTGGAGGTGCCCGTGGTGGGCCTCGTGGAGAACATGGCCTACTTCAAGTGCGACGACTGCGGCAAGGAGCACCATATCTTCGGCGAGCCCCAGGGCGCGGCTGTGGCTGAGAAGTACGCCATCCCCGCCGTGGCCACCCTGCCCATGGACCCGAACTTCGCCCGTTTGGTGGACGAGGGCCGTGTGGAGGCCTACGACGTGGAAGGTGCCCTGGACGGCATCATCGAGCAGGTGGAGAAGGCCGCTGCCGAGGCTGCCGAAAAATAGCAAAAACTTTTTCAAAAAAGTACTTGCGCCCCCGACCCGTTGTGCTATTATATTCCTCGCACTTTTACGGGGCCTTAGCTCAGCTGGGAGAGCGCATGGCTGGCAGCCATGAGGTCAGGGGTTCGATCCCCCTAGGCTCCACCATAGGAGAATTAGACGAACACCGTTTTAACTGGTGTTCGTCTTTTTTTGGCGGCGTGAAATTGTCGCCGTAATAGTCAAAGGCGAAGTACAACCGCACTTCGGCTTTGTCGATCTGCACCGCCCGCACAAACATTGTTAGGATTTCTTGCGGGTTCATTTCTTCGGCTACATTGTCTAGCCAGTCCATCAATTCCGAAAAGCCCGGTTCAATGTTTTCATTGGCCTTGGCTATCTGATATTCGGTTTCCAACGCATCTTTGCGGGCTTTCAAATCCTCAATGCGTCCTTTGCCGCCCGGTGGCGCTATGCCGTCTTCTATGGCTTGCCAGATTCGTTCAAACGCGGCATCAATCCTTTTTATTTCCTTGCGTAGGCGCTCGCTTTCAAGCGGCGCATCTTCCATAGTGGCTTCATAGGTTGCCATGCCGTCGGCAATGCGCTTGCGCACGTCGGGGCGCTCTAGGGCGCATATGGTCATGTCAACTATGGCATCTTCCAAAATGTCGCGTCTGAAAGTGCGCTTGCACTTCTTGCACTTGTAATAGGCATAGACCGTGCCGCTTTTGCCGGTGCCGGACGTTCCGGCAAGAGTGTTGCCGCACTCTGCGCAATACAGCTTGCCGGTTAGCGGCCATTCTGCGGCGTGGTCTACGCGGCGACGCGGGCGCGGATTTCCTAAGATGCTTATTAGCATATCTTGTTCAGCTTTCGGCCAGAGCGCGGGCATTCCACCTTCAACCACGTGCCCGGCGTAGCTATACGTGCCGCCATTTTGCGGGCGCAACAACAGCTTCTTAGCGCGATCATGGTTAATGGGCTTTCCCTGACGTGTGCGCACGTTTGCAACAGCCCTGACCACTTCGGCGATTATCGAACCTGCAAACACCATGTTTTTCATTTTGTGCAGCACCGCAGCTTCGCGGTCATTGATAACGTAGCGCCCTTCTACAATGTCCCAACCGTAGAGCGTGCGGCCATTCGCCATGCACCTTTGCACGTTCTTCTGTATGCCGTCAATGATGCGTTCGCTGTCTATGGCGCTTTCCCATTCGGCCAGCACTTCGAGCATTCCCAATTGCAGCACGCCAGCCGAACCGCTGGCGATTTCCTCACCGGCGTAGAGTATTTCAACACCGGCTTTGCGCAGCATGATGCGCGTTAGCGCCATTTCGTCACGGTTGCGCATGATGCGCGGCACCTTGTAGATCACCACATAATCAAACAGCCCTAACCGGGCATCGTTCATCATCTGTTTGTATTCGCGCCGGTCAGTGTTGCGCCCCGTCTTGGCGTAGTCCGCATATATCTTCACCAGTTCAAGGCCGTTTTCAGCTATGTAGCGGGTGCCAGCGTCAACCTGTATTTCGATGCTTTCCGACCGTTGGTTGTGTGACGAAAAGCGGGCGTATATAGCCGCTCTACGTTTGACCATGATAAAATCACCTTGCCTATTTGGTATTGCCCCGCGCCAGCCGTCAAACCTGCGCGGGGTTTTTCTATTGTTCGGGAATCGTGATTGTGTCCGACAGACCAAGAATGAAATCAGCGGAGCAATGAAGCAGGTTAACTAGCAACCTGATTTCCTCACCATTGGGCGCACGTTTCCCGCTTTCCCAACGTGAAATAGTCTGCTTATGCACGCCGATTGCTTCCGCTACTTGATCTTGATTCAAGCCAGCGGCTTTGCGTGCAATCGCTATACGCGAACCAATCAGGCGTTTTACATTTTCGTTATCCATTTGCCTAACCTTTCCCGCTTGTGAGCCTTGCGGATAATTGTATACAAAATATTGTTGACGCGCTAGACCGTTCGGCTTATTATCTAAACCACAAAGTAAGCCGTTTGGTTTATTTTGGAAACACAAAGGCTTATACGAGCAGAAAGAAAGGGGGTAGGAATTATGGGCAACTATCGCAAAGCACGCGAGCGCAAGGGCTATACCGCCCAAGAAGCGGCAACGCGCCTTGGCGTATCCATCACCACGCTTGGTTCATGGGAGAACGGGAAAACGTCACCCACTGCGCAACGCCTGATTCAGCTTTGCAAGTTGTACGAATGCACGGCAGACGAATTGCTAGGCATCGTGCCTTTTGCAGCAGCTTAACGGGCATCGGTCTAGCGCGTTGGTTCTAAGAAAGGAGAAAAACCAATGACCAAACCACGACCGAAAGCGAATGTTAACCACCATGAAAACCAGCGCTAAAACCTTTGGTTTTGATAATGGTTACCGACCGCGAGGGCGGCAAGCTGGATGCAACGCAAGCGGCTTTCTTTCAAAGCCTTGCAACCGCTTTACGATGCCGCCACAAAAACGAAGCAAGCGCACGGCTGGAACCCGCACGCTTGCACGTCAAAAATGCTGGCCGCAATTTGACGAAGAAATCTTAGCACGTTGGCCGCGCCTTTGGCAGCGCATTGCCGTTATGGCTTTCCTAGCGCTCACAATGTCCGGCATCTTGCCCATGGCCGTTGCCACCTTCCAAATCTGGCTTGGCGACACCTACGGGCTTTGGCTGACGGCTCTTTGCATCGTCGTTGACGCTGCCGTGATCGTGTGGCTGGTGAAGCGCTATGCCTAAAGCCACATTCGAGCGCGACAAGCGCGGATTCTGGACGGCCTACATTGAGCAGGGCGGCGGTGTGCGCGTTCGCCACCCGTTGCCGGTGCCGTTCACTGCCACGTATGAGCAAGCCCGCTTCGCCTTTGATTGCTTGCTGGCACGCCTTGAAAGGCAGCACCGCTATGAACGTTGATGACTACACGCAGCCCGTGGAAGCCGTCATAGCCCAAGAACGCGCCTTTGTGTTCCCGGTGCCGCTCAAAGCTGAAAGCTACCGCGAGTTGTTCAACGAGTGGTTGCGGGTCAATCCCAAGGCGGCGCACGAAATCGAGTTGACGGCGCTTGCCATCCACCGGCGCGGCTTGCGGGTGTCCACGAAGTACCTAATTGAGCGCGTGCGATACGAGAGCGCTTACAGGCTTGTAGCGGTGCCCTACACCGACCAGCACGGCATCACGCACCACTACAGCATCAACAACACAGTTACCCCGCTGCTTGCGCGGTGGCTGCTTGAAAACAACCCCGACTTGCGCATAGAGACGCGCAAATCAATGTTCGACAGGAAGGACGAAAAGAAATGATGACCAACACGAAGAAAGCCAAAGAGCGCATCACGGACACTTTCGCGCTGCTTGATTGCGTGGGTGCCGATGTTGCCATAGTCAACGCCGATACCGGCGAAACCATCAAGCTTGATTCAACGGCGCTGTTCGCCGGTCTGCAAGCCGGTTTGGTTCTCGCGGCGGCGATCATCGAAGAACCCAAGTTGACCGAGCAGCGCCAAATGGCCGCTGTCACCGGCAGCATCAAGCAAGCTGGCGCAATCTACCTTCGCCGCAAGGACAGCAAGCACGACGAGGTAGCCGCGAGGGTTGCCGCAATGCACGCCGAAGCAGAGGGGCGCGAAGATGCCTAACGCAAGCGAACTTGCGCAAGACCGCTTGGCGTACTTCCCGCACGATTCCAACGCGTCCAATGACATTAAGTGCCAGCGCCTTATCAGGCGGCTTGGTTGGAGCGGTTACGGGCGTTGGTGGCGCGTGTGCGAACTTCTGGCATCCAACAAAGGGCACGTAATCCCGTTCAGCACCGAAGAAGATAAGTTGATTCTGGGTGACGTGCTGCAATTCGGCGACGGCTCCAACTTCTGCGAACTGCTTTGCATCGAAGAGGTTACGGCGTTCGTAGATCAGTTGCTAAGCATCGGGCTTTTGCAGACCGATGAAAACGGGTGCTTGGAAAATCCCCGGATGCACGAAAACGCGCTTAGTTTCGGCAAGAAACGTGCAGCCGGACGCAAGGGCGGCAGACCGCGCAAAAACCCACAGCCAAACCAAAACGCCTGATAGACCCATGAAAAGCGCGAGAACGAAAACCACACGGAAAACCTAGGGTTTCCGATATGCAAAGCCGACCATTAAAAAACTGCGAAAGCAATATCTATGTCTAAGTCTAAGTCTATGTCTAGGTCTAAGGCATTCGGTTTCGGTCATAAAACCGAAACCGAAACCGAATGCCTGTTGCTTGTGACGTTGACTAACAAGAAAGTTTCTCTTTCTTGGTTCTTCTTTCTGGGCATGAAATCGCTTCCGCGTTCCTTAAAGCCTGATTTTGCAGTTTTCAACGCGTTTTCCACAAAGTTTTACACATTCGGCAAGATTGGAGATTTTGACCATGCCAGTTCATTACGAAAACCACGTTAAGACACGGGAATGCCCGAAGTGCGGCATTCAACGCCCGCTTGATTGGTTCGCCAACGAGGGTGAACCGTGCTGGAAGTGCAAGAACCTTGCATGGAAGGACAAGCGCACGCCCGAAGATGGCTTGCTTGGCTCAATCAGCAAGCGCCACGGAAAGCACGCGAAGGGGGCTTGTGATGACCTTATCGGATAAGTTGACGCGCGATCAGGTGCGCGATGCGTTCAACCGCAACTTGACCTATGCGGACTTGTGCGGCATCGACATTCGGGCTTTGCAAGGTTTCATAGCCATTGAGTGCGCAAGGCATGACCGCAAGCTAGCCAGCAAGGGCGAATTGCTCATGCTCATGCAGCCGTCATGTCTCAAAAAGCACGCCCCGAACATCAGTGCATCAACGGAACGTCCGGGGATTTACGAAGCGTTTTTGCGCGTCGATGGCCGCTATTGGCAAGGCCGCGAAGCGGTCAGCTTCAACGGCGACGGCTTCATAGGCATTGCCGGTTGGGCTGATGACAACAACGTGCAACCGTTCTTGCGCGGCTTCATGCGCTGGCTCAAAGAGTGGATGAATTGCACGCGCGGCATTCCGCGCAGTGCGATTGCAGACCCGGCGGCATACGCTGCCGCGCTGGCTTGTTAGGGGGTATCTCATGGGACTTTTCAAACGCGTTGAATGCAATGAGGAAGCCGAGCAACCGAGCATGAGCGCCGCCGAACTTGAACAGATGGTTTATGCGACCTACCAAGAAAAGCTTGATCTTGCGAAGCAGCTTGACGGCGCGAAAGCCCGTATTGAATCGCTTGAAGAGACGTTGCAGGAAAAGACAACGAAGCTTCGGGCGGCGGAAGAGTTCGCGCGGCAAAGCGAATCAGAGCGGAAAAGCACCGCATCAAAGATCGAGCCTTTGGAGCAGAGCAAGAAGCAGCTTCAAACCAACCTAAAGCAGGAAAAGGCACGCGCCGCCACGCTTGAAGTGCGGATTGAGGAATTGGAGAACGCCAGCCGTGGCCGCATGGCGGCTTACCGGCGTGAACTGGTTGAGGAAATGCAGCGCCAAGCCGTCTGCGCAAGCGGTGGTTGGTCAAAAGCCCGCGTTCTTGGATTCCTTGGTGGTTTCCTGCCGGAAACGGAAGAGGTCACTTCATACGACGGCAGCTTTGTTGCGGAATGCGACAGCGAACCAGAGCCGCGCAGAAGCGCCAAAAAGGCGTAAAGGGCTACAGATACCCACAAAACACCAAAAGACGGCCACAGCGGCCACGAGAACCGCGAATGCGGCGAAATCTAGGAAGGTCAGAATATGGCAAAAGACACTTGGCCGGATTTAAGCACCCGGCAAGGCTTCATTGAAGCCATTGAGCAAGCGGGGGAATACATACGCGACCACGCAAGCAATCTGCTTGGAGAGTACCCAAGCTTGCTTTGCGAGTTCGACATAACCGCGCGTTTTCGCTTCGATGCCGTGCCCACCGTGGAGATCAGGCGCGAGCATATAGCGGCACCGCTGGACGAATACCAGCAACGCCGCGCGGACGTTGATAGCGTGGAAAAGGTTTGCCGCGATATGTACCGGGAAATCATCGACCACGACGCGAAGCACCCGGACGAAGTACCGCCAGCAGATGACACACGCGCCCTTTATGGCGACCGTCTGCGAGCGCTGGGGGTGGCGCTATGAGCGACGTTAGCTTGCAGCAGATCGAAGCCGCCAAAGACGCGGTTTCGCACCCTAGCCACTACACCAGCGGCGGCATTGAGTGCAAGGACGCTATGGCGGCGATGATGGGCACGGGCTATTGCTTGCAGCCATGCGCCAACGACGGCAAGGCCGTGAACCTTGCGCCCATCGCGCTTTACTGGTGGGGCTGCGCGTTCAAGTACCTATGGCGCTGGATTCGCAAGAACGGCGTTCAAGACCTGAAAAAGTGCAAGCAGTGCATTGATTTTCTGATTGAGGAAATCGAGCCGAAGACCACCACCGAAACCAAAGGTTTTGATACTGCTTGGTACGCCAAAGGCGGCGTGTTTGAGGATGGCGGCAATGAGTAACAGCAATCAACCTGAAAGCCAATGGCTCATTGCGTCCGTGTCGTGGGGCAAGGACAGCTTGGCGATGCTCCATTTGCTGCTGGACGAAAAGAACACGCCAGACCTTAACGAAGTTGTTTTCTTCGATACCGGCATGGAGTTTGAAGCGATCTACCGCGAACGTGACCGTATGTTGCCGGTGCTTGCTTCAATGGGCATTGAATACACGGAGTTGAAGCCAAAAGAACCCTTCTTGCACAAGATGTTCGTTCACCCGGTGAAATCGCGCGAGACGGGCGAAATACACAAGTACGGCTATGGATGGTGCGGCGGCGCGTGCCGCTGGGGCACTACCGAGAAGACCGCAGCCCTAGACCGCTACGCCGAGGGCAAAGGCGCAATCGTCTACGTTGGAACTGCGGCGGACGAAGAAAAGCGCCTTGCCAAGCAGCACAAGCCCTATAAGCGCTTCCCGCTTGCGGATTGGGGCTATACCGAAGCGGATTGCTTGGAATATTGCCGCGCCTACGGTGCCACGTGGGAGCAAGACGGCGTGTGCCTTTATGACGTGCTAGACCGCGTTTCGTGCTGGTGCTGCCGGAACAAGAACCAACGCGAGTTGAGGGCTATTCACGATCACTTGCCGCGCTACTGGCAACAGTTACTTGCGCTTGAAAGCCGCTTGGGCACCATGAAGAGCAAGCCGCTGCCTGAAATAGCGGGTGCGTAGCCATGAGCGCTTGCAAGGTCAAATGGAGCAAGGCGCGTGAAGTCTGGTACGCACGCCCCTACCTTGGGCAAACGCCAGAAGGTAAGAAGATACAGCCCTATAGAGAGTTCCCGGCGGCGCACGACGAAGCGGAAGCGCAGGAAATGGCTAACGCTTGGGCGGCTAACCTTACGGCTGACGGTCTAGTAGCAAGTGCGCTGATTGCCGACCTGCTGGACGATTACACGGCCATGAGGGAGCGCAACGGCGCAAGCCCTAACAGCGTGCGCAGCTATAGGCTATTTGCCAAGTATGCCCGGAAGTACCTTGCAACCTCAAACGCCCGTGATTTACGCGTCGCCGACTTCAACCGCTACGAACAACGCTTGATGGTGCCAAAGGAACTAGGCGGGCAAGGCTTGTCCCGCAATAGCGTTATCAATGTCCATAACTTCATGCGCGGCGCATATAAGTTCTTCGTGAAAGCGGGCATATGCGAAACAAACCCGATCATTGACGTTGAGAAGCCAAGCCCTGAACACCACGAAGCGCAAGCGCTCAACATCGGCGATTTCCGCAAGCTGGATGCGCAGTTAAAACCACTGCTGAAACCAGAGGTTTTGAACAAGCGGACGTGGCGCAAGGCGCTGAACGCCTTTGCCGCGTGGTTCTCGCTTAGAACCGGCATGAGGGTTGGCGAGGTGTGCGCGTTGCGTCCGGGCGAGATTTACCGGGCTGCAAAGTACGTCCACGTGGGCGGCACCGTCATTGAGAAGAAGGGCAAGAAGCCCTACAGGCGCGACGTTACCAAAGGCCGTAAGTGCCGCAACATCGGCATTACCACAAGCGACATTGAAACCATTGATGCGTTCATGGAACTTCGCCGGTTGTTCTGCGGCGATCTGCCGAGCAACGCGCCGTTGCTCACGGTTGATGGCGGCTATCTTCGCCCTAACAGCGTTTCACGCGCATTCACGACGTTTGCCGGAAAAATCGAAATGCCGCAAGGCTTCGTCTTCCACGACTTGCGGCACACGCACGCAACGTGGCTTCTGACCCACGGCGTAGACCTGAAAACCGTTTCGGAGCGATTGGGGCACGCAGACGAAGCAACCACGCTTCGCATCTACGCCCACGTCTTGCCGGGACGCGACGCATACGCCGCAAGCGTCTTCGAGCAAGCGGCCATGGAAGCCACGGCAGACCTTGAAGAGGTGTTGCAATGAAGTTGCAATGGCGCATTTTGAACGCGCACCGCGCACCACCGTAAACGCGCAGGTGCGACACCGAAAAGGCTTTCAAGACAAACAGCAAGTGACTGATAAGAAGTAATTATCAAGCACATAGGAAGAAAGAGGGTAAAACGATGGTTCCCGAACTGACCAAAGAACAGAGAATTGCCAACCTTGAAAAGGCAAAGCAGATGCGCAAGGAACGCACCGAGTTGCGCAGCCAGCTTGCAAGCGGCGTGCTGAACGTCTGCGATCTAATCAACCTTGCAGAGCGTGGCGACAAGGCGGCATCTGGTATGCGCGTGAAACAGATGATTAGCGCCCTTCCGGGCTACGGCTTCAAGAAGACGCAAGCGCTTATGCACGCGTTGAGCATCGCCGAAAGCAAGCGCGTTGGCGGTCTTGGCGTGAAGCAAGCCCAAGCGCTCATTGACCGGCTGGGCGGTGAATAGCTATGAGCCTGAACACCTGCACCATTTCCGGCAACCTTGGCAAGGCCGCTGAACTTCGGTACACGAACAGCCAACTTGCCGTGGTGTCGTTTTCGGTGGCCGTGAACGAGCGACGCAAGCAAGCCGACGGCAGCTATCAAGATGAAGTGAACTGGCTTGATTGCACCATGTTTGGCAAGCGTGCCGAAGCCCTGCAACCCTACCTTGCGAAGGGCACCAAGCTTTCGTTGAACGGGCACCTTCACAAGTCAACCTATGAGCGCGACGGCAAGCAGTACAGCCGCGTTGAAATCATCGTTGACGAAGTGGAGTTGATGAACGCCCGCCGTGAAGCCCAAGCGCCGGAAGCCATGCCGCCGCAAGCCGTGGAAGCTGCCAGCGTCTATGACAGCGACATACCGTTTTAGGGTTGGTGGCTTATGCAATGTTTCGTGAGCGGTAGGCGTACCGGCAAGACCACGCGGCTAATCATGCTTTCGCACGACACCGGCATACCGATTTACACGCGCACCGCGCAAATGGCGGCGTTCGTGGAGCATCAGGCAAGAACCTTGGGCGTGACGATACCGAAGCCGATTTGCCGGACACCAAAGCTTATAGGCTTGCGCCCAAGCAAAGTGATCGTGGACGAAGCGGGCGGCGTGCTTGAAGACGTGTTGGGCGCAAAGGTTGTTGCCGCGTCAATCGACGGCGAAGCCCTGAACCCTGCAATACCAGACCTTGAAGCAATGGGCTTTCTTGATCTGCTCCGCGCATGGCGCAGGGCACGCAAGCGGAAGGGCAAGCAATGAGCCTTGAAGACTGCGAGAACCGGGGCGCGGTGCTGGACGGCAAGAAGTGCTTTTGCACGCCGTGGAACTGCTGGACTAACTGCCTTGAAGTTGGGCATTGCATCTATGAGAAATGCCGCAAGCCAAAGCAAGGCACGCTATTTGACGAAAGCGAGATTGAAGAATGATTGGACGCAAAATGAACGTGAGACTTTTGGACGGCGCGGAACTGCCGCGCTATGCGCACGACGGTGACGCGGGGCTAGACCTTCGCATTACCCACGACGTGACACTAGAGCCGGGGGCGCGTGCTACCGTTGGCACGGGTCTTGCGGTTGAGATTCCGCAAGGGTGCGTGGGGCTGGTGTTCCCGCGAAGCGGCCTTGCAAGCAAGCACGGCATCACGCTTTCAAACAGCGTGGGCGTGATTGATTCGGGCTATCGCGGAGAGATCGGCGCAACGCTGCTGAACCAGTCGGACGAAACCACCACGCTTGATGCGGGCACGCGCGTTTGCCAGCTTATCGTTATGCCGTTCGTTCCGTGCGAGTTGGTGCCCTGCGAAGAGTTGACCGAGACAGAGCGCGGGGCGGCTGGCTTCGGCAGCACCGGCATTGCGTAGGTGAAGCCATGAGAGCGCAAGAATACTTTGAACAGGTGCGCGAAGCCGTGTTGGAGATTGAGCGCTCAAAGGAAATGTTGGCACGAATGTTGGCATCAGAGGGCGCGAAGATACAGCGCTACGGTGAGCAGCAGGGCAACGGCAACAGCGATGCGATGGACAGGGTTAACCGGCGCATTGAGTTTGAGCAGAGATTACAACGCAGAATCAACGAAGCATCGGAAATGCTGGACGAAGCAACCGCGCTACTGTACGGCGACGATGACCACGGCGGCTTGGCGAAGCTGAAAGGCAACCGCTACGCTGACGTGCTTTGCATGGCCTATTGCCAAGCGATGGCATGGCATGAGGTTGCCGAGGTCATGCGCTGTTCGCAACAGTGGTGCCGCGAACTTTCGCGGGCTGGGTTCAAGTATATTGACGAAGCGGGCTTTGCGAAATTGAAGACCGCTTGAAAAGATTTTACTTGCGTCCACTTTCCGACTTCTGCTAAAGTTCGCTAAGGTGGTTAGAACTATGCAAAGCGTCACGGACTTAGAGCCGTGGCGCTTTTTCTTTTGGGGTGGTGGCGCATGGCTAAACCGTTTAGTGACGCGTTCTATCATTCCAAGGCTTGGGAGCGTGCGCGGGAAGATGCGCTAAAGCGCGATAGCTACTTGTGCCAACGCTGCCTTGCCAATGGAGAGATCACACCGGCAACGATGGTTCACCATATCGAAGAACTGACACCGGCCAACATCGACAACCCGGACATTACTTGCGGCCTTGATAACTTGGTCAGCCTTTGCGACCTATGCCACAAGAAAACGCACGGGTGGGCGCGTGCCGGTGCGACCCGTCAAGGGCTTGCGTTTGATGCCGACGGCAACTTGATTTGCCTTGCCGAATGATCGGCGCGACGAGAAACGCAAACCAAAGGAAAAATTACAGAACACAAAACAGCAGGTCAGGGCGGCGGGCAATCCCCCCGGTTTGAATCTGCGCAATGATTCCTTGGGCACCAACGCCGGGAGTCAATTTTATTCGTGCGCCGACTTTTCAAAGGGGGGTGGTCTTGTGAAGAAAGAAAAAGTATGCGATAGTTCGCAAGTTTCGGGCAAAGTTGCCGAGAGTAAGCCGAAGCGCAAGCCCGCCACCCCGCAAGCGAGGGTTGACAGCGAGTTGCGCAAGCTTCAACGCCTTACCAAAGACGCGATACCAGAGGACAAGCGCAACGTTGTGCTTGGGATGCTTCCCAACCTTGCGTTCATGAAGTACAAGTTGGACGAAGCCCGCAAAGATTTGCTTTATGAAAGCATCTACACCGAGTATGACAACGGCGGCGGGCAATCGGGCTTGCGCGAGCATCCCGGCTTTCAGGCATACAACAAACTTTTCACTACGTTTCAGCGCGGCATCAAGCAGCTTTGCGACATGATGCCGACCGGCGCGGCGGCTGCTGATGCGCTCACGGACTACCTAGCTGAAACGCGCTATGACTAAGGCCGCTAAGGCTGGGCGGTGCGAGAAAGCTATACGTGAATATTTCGGCGGCGTGCTGGACGGGTCTATAACGGCCTGTCGCAAGATCAAGCAGGTAGCTGCAAAGATTATGCGCGACATGGACAACAAAGACCCGCTTTATCCGTACCATTTCCGCGAAGAGTACGCACAGAAGCACGTTAACTTCATTGAACGCTTTTGCCGCCTACCATCCGGCAAGCTTGGGCACGCTTTCAAGCTGGAATTGTTTCAACTTGCCATTCTGTCCGTGATTTTCGGCTTCGTTGACGCAGAGGGCTTGCGGCAGTACCGCGAAGTGCTTTGGGTCATGGGCAGGAAGAACGGAAAGACCGCGCTTGCGTCCGCAATCGAAATTGACTTGCAGGTGAACGATGACGAGGGCGCACCAGAGGTCTACAACGTCGCAACCGCCCACGATCAGGCGGCTAAGGGCTTCAACAACGCTTGGCGCATGATTAAAACGTCACCGGCGCTGTCAAAGCACATTCGCAAGCGCGTGAGCGACCTATATTGCGATTTGAACATGGGCACCATCAAGGCGCTTAGCGCAAACACGAACCACCTTGACGGCTTGGACGTGTCGGGCGCGATCATCGACGAGTTGGCGGCCATGCGAAACCGCGACTTGTACGACCTGACCATACAAGGCACGTCGGCGCGTAGGCAACCGCTGGTTTTGGAGATCACAACCAACGGTTTTGTTCGCGCTGGCATCTTCGATGCTCAATACCAGTACGCCGCGAAGTGGCTTGACGGTCAGGCAACCGGCACGGACGCGGAACGCTTCATTGCGTTCATCTACGAATTGGACGAACGCGAGGAATGGGAGCATGAACCGGCTTGGGTCAAGGCGAATCCGGGCTTAGGCACTATCAAATCACTGCCAGCGCTTCGCAAGAACGTGAGCAAGGCCAAGAACGACCCTACGTTTCTGCCGACGCTGCTTGTTAAGGATTTCAACCTGATTGAGAACCAAAGCCAAGCTTGGCTTACATGGTCAGAGATTCACAACGACGCGACATTTGACCCGTCGGACGGCTTCACATATGCGATTCTGGGCGTTGACGCTTCGGACACTACCGACCTTACGGCGGCGTGTCTGCTCATGCAGCGCCCAAACGACCCGAACATATACGCGCTGCACATGGCGTGGATTCCGCAACGTGCGCTAGAGCAAGCGGAGCGCGAGGGACGGCGCGGCGGGCGCGACGGCGTGCCCTATGATGCGTGGATTGCCAACGGCTACTTGCGCACGTGCCCAACGCCGATTATCGACAAACGCACGGTGCTTGATTGGGTGGCCGAGATTCAGCAGAAATACGGCATCTATGCCGTTGCTTGCGGCTATGACCCGTGGCATATGCGCGACGTGCCGACCGTGGAAGCTTACGAAGGGTACTTTGGCGCTGACTACTTCCGGCGCGTCGTGCAGGGTGCGCAAACCCTGTCAATGCCCATGAAGGAACTGCGGGCGCTTTACCGGGAGAACCGAATAGTTGACAACGCCAACCCAATTGCGGAGTGGTGCCGCTCAAACGTGGCCGTCAGATCGGACGCGAACGGCAACATTGCGCCGGACAAGAAGAACCAAGACCCGCGCAACCGCATTGACGCATGGGCGGCGGAGTGTGACGCGTTCGTAGTCCTTAAAGACATGGCCGACGAATACCAATCGATGATAGGGGGCTGAAACCTTGGCAAGACTGAAACCGCGCTTGCGCTCAATGTTCGATTCCGTGTTTCACGGCAAGCAGATGCAAGCCGTAAACGGCTACTTCTCAACGTTCACGGCCTACCAACCAAGCTTCACCACTTGGACGGGCGGCATTTACGAAGCGGAGTTGACGCGCTCAATCATCGAGAGCGGCGCGAACCACGCAAGCAAGCTGAAACCAGAGGTGAGCGGCACCGCGCAGAGCCACGCCACGGCTTCGCTGGCCTACCAGCCCAACCCGTGGATGACAACGCCGCAGTTCATCAAGCGCATTTACACCATGTTGCAGGTGAACGACACGGCGTTGATTATTCCGCTGTTCGCCGATGACAACACAACGCACGTTGGCTATTACCCGGTGTTGCCGAGCAAATGCACGGCCTATGACGTGGGCGGCGAACTTTGGTTGAAGCTGGACTTTCCGACTTCTGAAAGCGTGTACGTGGAATGGTCACGCGTCGGCGTTATGACGCGCCACCAGTACCGAAGTGATCTTTTCGGCGACGGCACCAACGTGCTTAATCCAACGCTAGAACTGATGCACGCGCAGACCGAAGGGGAAATGAACGCCATTAAGCAAGGCGCTTTCATCCGCTTTATAGGCAAGTTGAGCCAGAACCGCAACGACAAGGACAGGGAACAGGCCGCAAAGGACTTCAACAAGCAGCTTGACCCGTCTAACGCGGGCGGCATCGCCGTGTATGACCGTATCTTTGACGATGTGAAGCAGATTACGCCGTCAAGCTACACGGTTGACGCGGCGCAGATGGAGCGCATCGAGAAGAGCGCCTATAGGTTCTTCGGTACCAACGAAGATGTGGTGCTGAACAAGGCGAACGAGGACACCTATAACGCGTTCTATGAAGGGAACATTGAGACGTTCGCCGTTCAGCTTGGCTACGTGCTAACCGCGATGACCTACAGCAGGAACGAGATTGCCCACGGAAACGAAATCATGTTTTCGGCAAACCGCTTGGAGTTCGCCAGCAACACCACGAAGCTTGCCGTTTCAACGGCGCTTTTCGACCGTGGAATCTGGAACGGCAACCAAGTTGCCGACGTGTTCCAATCGCCGCACTACGAGGGCGGCGAGCGCCACGTAATCCGTGGCGAGTATATCGACCTTGGGTTGATTAGCGAGCATACGGCAGAGCAAGCCGCGAGCGCCGCGCAGACCAACGCCAACATTGCGCTTTCAGAGCAGATAGGCGCACCAAAGGACAAGGGACAAGGGGGCAACGATGCCAAGCAAGCCGAATGAAAGACAGTACCGAACATTGACCGCCACGCTCGCGCCGCTCAAACGCGCAGACGAGGGCGGCGAAGAGCCGAAGAAGCGCTTTGACAGTGATTACTACGTCGAGGGCTACGCAAGCACGTTCAATGACCCCTACCCCATCTATTGCGACTTCGCGGGCAACGAGTATTTTGAGATCATCAGCCCCGATGCTTTCCGCGAAGCCGATATGTCGGACGTGATTTTGCAGTACGACCACGAATGGCGCGTGTACGCCCGCACGAGTAACGGCACGCTGCTTATCGAGCCGGACGAACACGGCTTGTTCATCGCCGCCGACCTGTCGCGCAGCCAAGCATCGCGCGAGCTTTACGAAGAGATAGCCGCCGGACTTATCACGCGTATGTCATGGGCGTTCACCGTGGCCGCTGACGAGTTCGACAGGGAAACCCGCACTACCACTATTACGCGGGTCAAAAAGGTTTTCGACGTGTCGGCGGTGAGCCTTCCGGCTGACCCCAACACCGAGATTAGCGCACGCAACTTGCTTAACGGAGAGATTAAGCAGACGCGCAAGGAGTTTGCGCGGCGGCGCATGACGCACGCGAGAGCGTGCGCCGTAATGGCAATTGCAAACGCAAGAAAGAAAGGCTAGAACCATGGATGAACTGTTGAAGGAACTGCAAGCGCTGATTGACAAGTACGCCGAGGGAACCCCCGAGGGAGTGACCGAGGAAGAGGCCAAGCAGGACGAAGAGCGCATGGCCGAACTTACGGCGGAGATCGAGCGCAAGACCACCGAGCAGGCCGAGCAGCGCAAGACCCGCGCCGCCGCTGTCGCCGCCGCCCGTTCCGCTATCGAGAGCGGAGCCGCGCCGAAGGTTTCCACCGTGCCGCTGGCACGCAGCGCGAGCGCTGCCGGTGCCGTCGTGCGCGACACTACCGACTACGAAGCCGCAGCGAAGCGCGGTTGGCTCAAAGACATTGCGACCCGCGCGGGCGTTCAGCTTGGCGGCGGCAACGAGATGACCACGCAGGAGCGTGCGGCGTTCACCGCGCTTACCACCAACACAGATGCCGTTATCCCGAAGGAGATTCAAGGCCAGATCATCAGCCTTGTTGACAATTCGGCGGTGCTGTTCGGCGATGTGAGCCGCTCAACCTTTAAGCACCAATTCGAGTTGGTGCGCCACACCGGCATTGCGCAGGGCGATGCCGAGCAGACCGACGAGGGCAAGGCACCCACCGACGAGAAGAACGAGTTTGACACCATCGGGCTTGTTGGCGTGGAGATCAAGAAGACCGTTAAGCTGTCCCGCAAGATGGCCGTTCAGTCCATTGACGGCTTCGAGAACTGGCTAATTTCCGAGGTTGCCGCCCGCATCGCCGTTGCGGCAAACGCTTTCGTCCATACGCGCCTTGACGATGCCAAGTTGGGCATGGCGGTTGATAACAAGCTGACCGTTGCAAAGGCCGGAACGCTCACCAAGGCCGACATTGTGAAGACCCTTGGGCTGTTGAAGACCTTTGCGAACCCCGCGCCGAAGGGCTGCATTATCTACGCGAACAACAACACCATTTGGAACTACATTGCCATGGTTGAGGACGCTAACAAGCGCAGCTACTTTGTGGACGAAAAGAGCGATGACCCCGCCGTGCAAGGCCGCATCTTCGGGCGCATCGTCAAGCAGGACGATGCTTGCGGCGATGGCATTATCAAGGTTGGCTATCCCGACCTTATCAAGGGCAACGCCTTTGACGGCGTGGACGTTACGGGCTACGTCGCAACCGACGGTTCGCAGAACCATTGCTTCGACGGCTACTTGCTCTATGATTGCGGCCTTGCCGTCCCGCAGTCTTTCGCGCAGCTTACCATCGGCGGCGCATCCGCCTAAGTGATCTAAGGGGGTGCCACCGATGGCAGACGAAAACAAAGCCGACCTTCTGGCGGCTTGCCGTAGCGCCCTGCGCATCCCTGCCGATTACACCGGCTATGACGAAGAGATAGCCGACCTTGTGAGCGCCGCCCGTTCCGCACTGGTTGCGGGCGGCGTTTCCGACGCTAAGGCCAACAGCGACGATGACGCAAGCGTGCGCGTCGCCGTGAAAACCTACGTCAAGGCTAACTTCGGCATGGACAACCCGGACGCTGACAGGCTCATGCGCTCATTCGGCGAAATGCTTTGCCGCATGGCCGGAAGCACCGAGCATGGCGGCAAGCCAGAAGCGGGCGCGCAATGAGTATGTGGGCTGGCACGTGCCAGCTTGCCACCGAGACGCAGACGCGCGACAAGCGCGGCGTTGTGTCCACTTCGCTTGCGTTCCGGGACGTTCCTTGCAACGTCTACAGCATCAGCGCGGCAGCTTACTACGCCGCCAGCGCGGCGGGCATCAAGCCGCAAGCGGTAATCGAGTTGAGGGCGTGCGCCTATCGCGGCGAAACGCTGGTGAAGTTCAACGGCGCGTTGCTTGCCGTTGAGCGTGCGGAGCGTTCGCCGGACAACGTGCGGCTAACGCTTGTTGAGAGGGTGGGCGACCGTGAGCAGGGTTAGCAACGACATTGAACGCGAGATTGCCGCCGCCATGCGCGACTGCATAGGCGAAAACGAAGCGGTGTTGGAGCAGAGAGCCGCCGCCGCTGGCAAAGAAGCAGTGAAGCGCCTGAAAGCCGAGAGCCGCAAGCGTTCCGGCAAGTACGCGAAGGGCTGGACTAGCACCGTAGACCACGCAAGCTTGGAACAGGGCGTTGAAGTGACGGTGCATAACAAACAATACCAGCTAACGCACCTGCTTGAAAAAGGCCACAAGGTCAAGAACCAGACCGGCAAGACCTACGGTGTTGCGCCGGGTGACGGCGTTATTGCAGCCGTGGCCGAAGAGGTGGGGCGCGAGTTCGCGGCGGGCGGTGATGCGACGTGA